ACCGCTATGGCCATTGACGCCATGAAGCCAGTGACGGACTTCATAACCAGGGCATTCAACAACATCGTGAACGCCACCAACGGACTACCAGGCTACATCAAGACCTTGGGCGTGATTGGGTTCCTCGCATTGGGTGTCAAGGGCAAACTGGTGGTGGCCGTGATAGCGGGCGTATCAGACAAGGTAATAGACATATTCGCCAGTCTCATTGACTTCATAGCCAAGGGCAAGGACAAAGTGGCTGACATCTATGACGCCTTGGGTTTTGACGAGGCGGCCAAGAAGATGCGTAAGAACAGCAACTCAATGAAGAAAGAGGCTGACGACCTGAGGAACAAGTTAAAGGGCGTTGGCAATGAGAGCACCAAGACGGTCAAATCAATTGACCAGATGATTGACACCTTGGAGGAGAATGAGCACGCCTACGGCGGCAATGTCAAGAAGGCACTTGAATACATAAGGGCACTCCGTGAAGAGGAGTTGGCACAGAAGAAGACCAAGCAGGAGATAAACGAAAAACAGGCCGCACTGAAGGCACAGCGAGAGGGCCTGACCAAGACCACCAGGGCTATGGAAGACTACAAGGCCGCACTTGGTGAGACATTCAATGAAGCGGCTGAGAAGTTCAACGCCATTGACGAGGCGGTTAAACTCACGGGGTCATTGTTCAGTTCACTCAAGGTTGGCATTGGCAACGCATTCGCGGACGCCATACTGGGTGCCAAGACATTCAGGGAGGCACTGTCAGAATTGGCCAACAATGTGTTGAGGCAGTTGATATCAGGCATCATACAGATTGGACTACAGGTGTATGTGTTTGATGTGCTGGCTGAGAAACTGAGGAGGGCCAAGGACGAGGCCAAGGAACTCAACAGGCAACTGAGGAACCAGGCCATAGGACAGGCACTGGGCAGTGCGTTTGGACCAGTTGGTTCAATCGTTGGTAGCATCTTTGGCGGATTCTTCGCTGATGGTGGTAGGATACAGTCAGGACAGTTTGGTGTGGTTGGAGAAGACGGACCAGAATTGGTGTCAGGACCAGCCAACATCACGCCAATGGACCAGGCGGGTGGTGGTTCAACCAATGTGACATTCAACATCAACACGATTGATGCCACTGACTTTGACACACTACTAACTACAAGACAAGACTTGATCATAGGAATGATCAACAGGGGCCTCGCTGAGAGGGGCAGGAGGAGTTTAACAGCATAATGGCACACACAGGATCACACTTCCCATCAACCACGGGTTTCACCACACTTGATTTCACCAGCAACCAAAACACCAGGGTCACAGTCGCGGTGTCTGGCAAGACGCAGAGGCTACAGACTGGATCACAATACTGGAGTTTCAGTCTCAAGAGTCCAAAGAAGACCAGGGCGGATGTGATGAGCGATTATGCTTTCTTGGTTGAACAGAACGGACAGGCTTCATCATTCACGATCACACCACCAGAGATAGCATCAACCAGGGGCACGGCCACTGGCACACTGACCAATGACGCCACCGTGGCGGCTGGACAGAATTCTTGTGATGTTGGAGGTGGGGGTGTTGGAACCACTCTGTTGAAGGGTGATATGATAAAATTCTCAAACCACGACAAGGTGTATATGGTCACTGAAGATATCACATTCACTGGTGGTAATGACACCATAGAATTCCATCCACCCTTGGTCACTGGCATTGACAACACCACCACCATAACCTACAACGATGTGCCATTCAAGGTATATCTCACGGGTGACAACATCAGATACGCCACCAGCACTGATGGTCTATATCAATACGAAATCAAAGTCAATGAGGAGATCTAATGACGAGGCAGTTGGACTCCACTTTAGAAACCAAGTTAGGGTCTCGTGAAATATTCGCGGCGGACCTGATAGAACTACACCTGGCCACGCCACTGTATTTCACATCAACCAACATAGACATAGACTACGACAGCAACACCGCACCTGACTCAGGGGTCAACACCTACCTGGCACAGGGACAGTTCCTGTACTACGGCAACATAGTTGAATCCAGTGACCTGAGGGTTGGTCAGGTTGACCTCACATTCACAGCAGTTGACACCACCACGGTGGCACTGTTGATCAACAACAACTACATGAACAAGCGTGTGGTGATCTACCGTGCGGTGTTGGACGCAGATTACAGTTTCACCTCCAGTGATGTGTTCACGGTGTTTGACGGAACCATAATGAACTACAGCATAAAGGAATCAGACGGCACCGCCACGGTCACTATGACAGTAAGCAGTCAGTTCGCTGACTTTGAGCGGACCAATGGCAGGAAGACCAACCCAGCGTCTCAACAGGTGCATTTCCCCACAGACAAGGGTATGGACTTCTCAACGCAGATCGTCAAAGACATAAAGTGGGGCAGGAAGTAATGGAGATACGAGATTTTCACATAAAGGATTTCAACCAGTTTAATGCGTTGGCCTACAAGGCGGTTTTTGAGAGGGGTTTCGTTGATACAGAATTTGACAAACAGAATTGGAACACACATATCAAGAGATTGGTGGTGTTGAACAGTAATGTGGTCAGGTGCGTGTTTGATGGTAGTGAAATGGTTGGTTTCTACATACTACAACTTCACAACCTACCTTGGAATCACAGGACGCAGGCGTTGTTCACACTGATACACCTGGCACTAAAATACAGGAACAGCGAGATGTATGCGTCTTTATTCAGGGACGCACAGGCGGTGGCACAGGCCAATAACTGTGAGAAGATACAGACCTCTGATCAGAGCATCCTGTGTGACAACGATATGAAGTTGAGTCTATTACACGGACAGGACTACAACCAAATAGACTTCGTTTGGGAGAAAAAGATTGATGGATAGGCAAAGATACCCAAAAAGAATTCCTGACGCATATACAGGCGTCTGTGTAGCGGCAAACACCATAAAAAGCCTAACAAATGATGTGATTGACTTCTATCTGCAGTTTGATCGTTATAACCATTTGACCTATGTGGACCTATGGCAACACATACACCCTTCAATCGTGAACGATCAATACAAAGTTTTCCACACCAACGGCGAGATATGGGCATTCGCCAACTGGGCATTTGTGAACAATCAAGTTCTGGACAGGGTGGTCAAGACAGGCAAGATCTACACCTTAGATTGGGTAACGGGATTCAACCTTTGCTACATTGACTTCGTGGCCGCACGAGATGCCTCCTATGTGATGAAATGGTTGAAAGATCACAGCGTCAGAATGGTGGGTGCTAACAGACCATTCTACAAATCACCAGCATTAGACAAGCAAAAGAAGAGAATGAGTAAATTACACACAAAGGAACATTGGCTATGGGAAGAGCATTAAAATCAATCACAAGAGCAGTCAAGAAAGTGGTCAGCGGCGTTGGCAAGGTGGTCAGCGGAGTGGTGTCAGCGGTGAGTTCACCGTTTGGCGCATCAATTGACACACCAGACTACGACATTGGACAGGACCAACAGGAGGCCATACAGGGCGTCCTGGTCAACAAGGACTCAGGCATCGCCAACATACCCGTGATCTACGGAACCAGGGAGGTTGGCGGCATCCGCGTGTTCGTGTCAACCAATGGCACAGACAACAAATACCTGTATGTGGCGCTGGTGTTGGCTGAAGGTCAGATTGATTCATATTCAAAATTATACATAGATGACAACGAGGTGCCATTGAGCTCATACTCACACGGCACGGTGGCCACACCAAGTTCAGGCAGATACAGCAACAGGCTTCAGGTGCAGTTCTTTGACGGCAGGGATTCACAGTCAGCATCCAGCGTGTTGACCGCCGCTCCAGGATGGACCAGCAACCACAAGTTGAGTGGCCTGGCATACCTGGCGTTCAGGTTTGAATGGAAGAAGATTGAATCGCAGGCAGACGCGGACAACAATCCCTACTCAGGTGGCATACCCCGTATTAGGGCAAGGGTCAGGGGCAAACGGATCTTGGATCTCACGGGCATCACACCCGCGACCTACAACACGGCCTATGGGTCAGACACGGTTACCTACAGCAACAACCCCGTGAATGTCTTGGTTGATTATCTGAGGAACACCAGATACGGCAAGGGACTCAGCAATGATGTTTTTGACTGGGCCAGTTTCAAGTCAGCGGCGCAACTGTGTGACCAGACCGTGACCTACGGCAATGGATCCACATCAAAGGCCTTCACCTGTGACGCGGTGTTGAACACGGGCCTCAGCCTTATGGGCAACTGCAAGATCATACTATCAGGTTTCAGGGGCATAATGCCATACCAACAGGGCAAGTACTTCCTAAAGGTTGAGAACGGTGGAGATGACTCAGACATCACGGCCACGCCAGCATCACCAACAACCGTTTTCACCGTGACCAACGATCACATCGTGGGTGGTGTGACGCTTGAGGGAGAATCCAAGCAACACAAGTGCAACAGGGTGGTGGTCACTTACATAGACCCAGATTCAGACTACGAGCCCAATGATGTTATATTTCCTGAGGAGGGATCAGCGGATGATGTGGCGTTCCTGGCCGCTGACAACGGCGTCAGGCTGGAGAAGAGGGTCACACTGCCAACCATAGCCAATCGCAAGATCGCAGAGCAGTATGGCCGCGTGTTCCTGCGTAGGTCAAGGGCGGAGAAGTTCATCACATTCAGGACCACCCTGGCCACTTCAAACACCACCGTGGGCGACCTGGTCAGGGTCATCAACGAGAACTTTGGACTGGATGGCATATTCAGGATCATGGACATGAGGATAACCACAGCGGGCGTGATTGAGATATCAGCCATAGAACATCAATCCAGCACCTACGCCATAGACGGTTCAGGCACTGACTATGTGAGGCCCACCATAAACCTACCAGATCCATTCCAGGTCATAGCACCAACCAACCTGACCGTTGAGTCAGGTGCGGCGTTCAATCTGCAGACCAACGATGAAGGATATCTCACAACTGATTCAACCGTACGGAGGCTCAAGGTCAGTTGGACCGCATCAACGGATCCATTCGTCAACGAATACATAGTGCAGTTCAAGGTCAGTTCATTGAGTTTATACCAAACCTCTGGCATAACCACGGACACGGAATTCTTCATACCAGGGGTTTCCTTGACACAGGACTACGATGTCAGGGTGGCGGCCAGGAACGAGCTTGACAGGCGATCAGACTTCATAGAGGTCACTGATCACACGGTGGTAGAATAGTGAGGCACGACCTGTTCCTGGCGAGACTCAAGGAACTGGGCCAATGGCGCTGTGAGACACGCACCAAGCAGGGCAGGGGCAATCTCACCTGTCCAGGCGAGCCCTACCACACCTGTAGATTTGACCTCACACGCAAGGTCTACCATCAGACCCGCCTCGTGGAGCGACGACACCTGGCCAGATGGGCGAAATGGTGATTTTGGTTCCGTGACGACCAAACTGTAGACCAAAACTTACCAACCAAACCCAATAACCATTGACTTCTTGACCGTTTAGGATATATACTTGTGACATAGGCAAGCACAGGCATCTACAATTTCCCAATCAAGGCATGAAGTTTTGGTCAGTTATCTCAGAAACTGATGGGGTGTGAAGAACGCACCGTCCTATTAACACACGGAAAGGTCTTAAGGCGTTTTAACCAACAAGCCAGTTAGACGACTTGGTGTGTGAGGCAGAGGGGCCTGGGACACGAATCTGAACGACAAACCACTCTCAAAAAATCAGCGTTCTGGTAATCTGAATGAGAGACAAATTCAACTGAAGGAGAAAGTTTGCGAGTCTGATAAGACGAAGCAAAGGTCATCTGAGATGACCTACTCAGTGCTGTCGCACTTCGTGATTTCTTGACATCTAGATGTTTGTCATTTATAATGTGTACATGAAGTTCATAAGGAAATGCACAGATCAATGTGAAGTGTTTCTACAAGAAACATCCAATTCGTGTCACTACTCGTGCCTGAGGTGTGAGGAGCACGGCTTCATCAAATGGCTCAGTTATGACCAGCATCGTGAACTGGCTGACATCATTGAACCAGTTGACCAAGTGACGGCGATGCCAGACCATAAATAACGATGCGTCAAGGTGTTGTCACACTCCTTGCAGATTGCGACTTATAAGTGCACCAGGACGCGGTTCCATTGTACCATGTGGAACCCCTTATCGTTGGGCGGTGTTTCTGTGTTTTGCCATACTTAAAGAACCGCCCAACTCATCCGTAGGTTGTAGAACACCCCCTAAAAACCCCCATTTCTCGCGGTTTTTCTCCAGGTTGACGCAATTACCAAACGTGCTACAATGA